GCATTAATGGAAGAAAAAGCAAAAGCAACTAAATAAGGAAAACCATGGGTAGCAGTATTAGATACTCAAGTTAATAAAGATAATATTAAAAATGGTTTTTTCGAATTAGATTGGAATAATGAATTTATTGAACAATTAATAGATTCAGGTTATAAAGGAGAAAAACCTGAACAAATTGTTGATGCTTGGTTTAAAGATGTTGCAAGAAACATTTTAAAAGATCAAGGACAAAATCCAGATACTGGAATGGGATATATTAATATCAACAGAATGGATGATGATAAATCAGAGATTAGTTAATGTTAGAAATTCACAAAAGTATGCACCCGTTAACCGAGTTTGCACCAACTTGGAAAATACCTTTATGGTTTGACACTTATCCAGATATAGAAAAATTAGATATTATGCGTAAATGGATTTTAGATAATGAAAAGAAAATTATAGAAGAACACAAATATAAATCCGAAGATGACGGTGGCACAGGTTTAGGACAAGATAGTTTAACTGCTCAATATAAAGATTTTAATTTATTTAAACTTACGCAAGACGTTCAAGCATTCCAAAATTTATTTCATTGGTTACAAGATAGTTATAAAAATTTTATGCACGAACATAAATCACAGCCAAGAAAATGTATAATGTTTTGTTGGGCAAATGTATTAAGAAAAGGACAAAGTATTTCTATACACAATCACGGAGCAAAACATTTTTCTTATTTAAGTGGCAATTTACATTTTGAAAAATATGATACAAAAACAATGTATCATAATCCTGTTGATCCATATAATGTTTATAAAATTGAAAATACTCCTGGTGACTTAACATTATTTCCAAGTTATATATACCACCAAGCAGAAGAACATAAAGAAGATAAAACAAGAGTTAGTATGGCTTTTGATTTATTTGACACAAATTTTTATGAAGGTGACCGTTCTAACGGAATAGAATTTAACGCATGAATTACATTTTAGTAGATACTGCAAATACTTTTTTTAGAGCTAGACACGTTATTAAAGGAGCTCTAAATGAAAAAATAGGAATGGCTTTACATATTACTCTTAATAGTATTAGAAGAGTATGGCAAGAATTTAAAGGAGACCACGTTGTATTTTGTTTAGAAGGAAAATCTTGGAGAAGAGATGTTTATCCTAGATATAAAATGAATAGAAAAACTGCTCGAGAGGCGTTAACTGTTTCAGAAAAAGAAGAGGAAGAAGTTTTTTGGGAAACATTTACACACTTTAAAAACTTTATAGACACAAAAACAAATTGCACAATAGTACAACACGACCAATTAGAAGCAGATGATTTAATTGCAGGTTGGGTAAATGCACATCCAGATGATAATCATATTATAATATCTACTGACGGTGACTTTGCACAATTGATAAAACCTAATGTAAAACAATACAATGGAATACAAGAAGTTACTATTACACACGAAGGATATTTTGATAATAAAAAGAAACCTGTAATAGATAAGAAAACAGGGTTTCCTAAAAAAGCACCTAACCCTAAATTAATGTTATTTGAAAAATGTGTAAGAGGAGATCCTACTGATAATGTATTCTCAGCATACCCAGGTGTTAGAGCTAAAGGAACTAAAAAGAAAGTAGGTTTACTTGATGCATTTGAAGATCGAGAAACTAAAGGATATAATTGGAATAATTTAATGCTACAAAGATGGATAGATCAAGACGGAGAAGAACATAGAGTTGTAGATGATTACAATAGAAACGTAATACTATGTGATTTAAATGCCCAACCACCCAAAATTAAGGCTGTAATAAAAGAAACTATAGCATCAGTTAAAACAAAAGCAATAGAACAAGTAGGATTAAAACTTATTAAATTCTGTGCTAAATGGGATATGCAACGTATCGCAGAGTACCCACAAAGCTACGCAGAGCCCTTAAACGCAAAATATAAACAGAAAGAGGTAGCATGACAGAAAAATTCTTTGCAAAACCTATACTAGAAAGCAGGTTCTGGATAGTTGAAAAACAAGGACACAAGGTAGGTACATTATGTAGACAAGAAGATAGGAAATACCTATATACTTGTGATGAAGGAACCAAAATATTCGATAATGAAACACAATTAAGAAACAATTTTGATGGTGAATGGATGTGGGGCAATACTACTATTTCAAGCCCACACATTGAACCCACAGAGCACCTAGTGTACAGTTTTCCTTGTAAGTTTAAACCTTGTAATATGGTGTATGATGTTAAAAAGAAATTACCATTGTTTACAAAAAGTAAAAAATCTAAGTCCTTATATAGTGCTGGATATTATATTATTAAATTTGAAAAAGGATGGGTACGAAGTTTTTGCCCGAAACTAATTACTTTAGAAAGGTATCCTAATAAAGGACCTTTTAAAACAACACTTGAAATGAAACAGGAGTTAGCAAATGCGAACAGATGAACCTATTAATACAGCACCAATACAACAATTTATACAAAGAGTAAAAGCCGCGGACATTGGTCAACAAAAAGAAGTAAAAATTGACATTGCAACTGCCAAAAGTTTAACATATTCTTTAGCAATTGTACTGGCTAGACTTGCCGGTGACTACGAATCTCTCATAACTAAACAATCGAAAGCCGAAGAAACTATCAGTGTAAAAGCTGACGGTGGTAGCCTTTAGTATAGGCATCTATAACCGCGTTTCGAAATCATTAACATAATACTTTTGTAACACAAAATCGTGAAATTCACGATAAATATAGTATGGGGTGTAACTATAAAGAGGGTACCTTGAAAAATTATGAGTAGACCGAAGCCTACGATTATACTGGAACACGTGGACAAGAAAAGCTATAAAACAGAGCAGATTCTTGAAGCGGAAGCCATCTGGGCAGTGTTTCATAAGAACAAACCTTTTAACCTTAAATCAGCAAATATGCTTAACAACTATCCAGGACCAAAATACAAAAAAGTTAGTTTTTCTAATCCTGGTCACGCCTTTAACTTGGCGAAAAAATTGAATACTCTTTTCAACGTTGAAGAATTCACAGTAGTTAAACTTACTGCTGGTGAAACTGTCAACGAACAATGAACTGGAAAGAAACCTACACAAAAATTTTCCTAAAAAACGCAGATATTAGTATTAATCCAAATACTTTAAAAGAGTATTTGCCTATGTGGTGGAAAAATAGTAGATCAAAAGATGTAGGTGGATTAAGATTAACTGATAAAGGTTTAGATTTTATTACAAAAAAACTTGATTTAAAAACGTATGAAGTTCCTTTCCCAGTAGACTTTAGTGTTACTACTCAAACCATAATTTTTTTAGATAGATTTATTACTTGTCCATATTTTTTGGCTGACGATGGTATAATTGTTACTAATGAAAAGAAAGCTATGGAATTAATGTTATTTTCTGGAGATATAAGAAAATATGGTATTAGTAAAGCTATGACTAGACAAGAATTCAATAACGAAGAATAAACCAAAACTTCTCAATAAATTAACATATACAGATGAGAATACGCAGAATAGCAATTACAGGACATTTATCAGGAATAGGAAAATGTTTATATGATAAATTTTCTCCTTATTATGAAGTTATCGGTCTAGACAAAGACGAAGGAAACGGTATTGAGGATACTCAAAGAGTTGTAGACAAATGTCTTAGTTTTGATGTTTTAATTAACAATGCTTATCTCTTTAATAAACAACACGCACTCTTATATCAATTTTGCAAGTATAGTAAAGACCATCCTAAACTAGCAATTTCCATTGGTAGTATTGTAACCGAATTAGAAATGTTTGATTATAAATTAGCAAACGAAAATTACTACATTGAAAAAATGAGATTAAAGAAAATAACACAAGAAGTAAACGGTAGTGGTGGAAAATGTAAAGCTAGTTTAATTTCTCCAGGTTTTGTTGACACAAATATAGATATGTTTTTCGAACAACCTACTGTTGTAGAGAAAACTGCAATGATGTGGGAAATTTGTAAAGAACAAAACACTATATTATCTCCCAACGCAGTGTTTGATGCAGTGAAATTTATCATAGATTCCTACGAAAAGGGTAATTTAGTTACTCACATCGTAATTAACAATTGATTTATGCGGGTCATTTAAGCTTCTTTTCATTTGACTTAATTACCAAAAGGTGCTATTATTAATAATAAACCAATTGTATTAAAAGGAGTACATAATGGCACGTAAAGGCAAAGACACATCAACAGATAGTAGTTTAGCTACTAGACAATTAAGTCCAAATAAAGCAAAGGCAAGTATATTACACGCCTTAAAAATCAAAAGACCAATCTTCTTATGGGGTGGTCCGGGTATTGGTAAATCAGACGTTGTTCGTCAGATTGCAAAAACTATCAATGCTCATGTTATTGATATAAGATTAAGTTTATGGGAACCAACAGATATTAAAGGTATTCCATACTTTAATAGTAATTCAAAATCAATGGAATGGGCATCTCCATCAGAATTACCAGATGAAAAGATGTCTAAAAAATATAAAAACATTATTCTATTTTTAGACGAAATGAATTCCGCGGCACCAAGTGTTCAAGCGGCGGCTTACCAATTAATATTGAATAGAAAAGTAGGTACTTACGAATTACCAGAAAACGTTGTTATAGTGGCGGCGGGTAATAGAGAAGCAGATAAAGGTATCACTTATAGAATGCCGGCACCATTAGCGAATAGATTCATTCACTTAGAAATGAAACCTGCTTTTGATGATTGGTTTGAATGGGCAGTAGATAACAAAATCCATAAGGATGTAATTGGTTATTTGACTTTTAGCAAAAAGGACTTGTACGATTTTGAACCTAAATCTTCAAGCAGGTCTTTTGCTACTCCGAGATCTTGGTCATTTGTAAGTGAACTCTTATCAGATGATTTAGATGAAAACACTGTGACTGATTTAGTCAGCGGTGCAGTAGGCGAAGGACTTGCAGTTAAGTTCATGGCTCACCGTAAGGTGGCATCACAACTTCCTAACCCTTCTGATATTTTAGATGGTAAAGTAGAGAAGTTAAAAAGTAAAGAAATCAGTGCAATGTACTCCCTAACGGTTTCTTTATGTTATGAACTTAAAGAGGCTTGCGATAAAAAAGATAAGAAGTTTAACGACAAAGTTGGAAAATTTCTTAGATTTATGATGGACAATTTTGATACTGAATTAGTTGTAATGGGTATTAAATTAGCTCTTACACAATATCAGTTACCGTTTGATCCAGACGCTATCAAAGTTTTCGATGAGTTCCATGAAAAATACGGCAAGTACATAACCGCCGCTCAAAGCGCCGACTAGTGTTTTCGTTATAGGGTGCTTTCGGGTACCCTATAACATAAAAGGAATTATGCAGTTAAAAACTAAAATAAAAACAAAAACTAAAATTAAAAAAATTAAAGAACCACCAGTTGTAAAACGTACAGACGACGAGTATAGACAAATGAAAGCTGAAGTTCTAGATAAAATTATTGTAGCAAGAGTTGGTTTACTATTAAGACATCCTTTCTTTGGTAATATGGCTACTAGATTAAAAATCCAAGAGTGTGATGAGTGGTGTCCTACGGCGGCTACTGATGGCAGACATTTATATTATAATACAGAATTTTTTCACAAATTAAGCACTAAAGAAATTGAATTTGTAATAGGACACGAAATATTACATTGTGTTTTTAATCATTTACAAAGAAACGAAAACAGAAATAGAATGCTCTATAATATTGCGGCAGACTATCTAGTTAATAATACTTTAGTTAGAGATGGTATAGGAGAAAAACCTAAAGACATTCAAATATTCCAAGATCACAAATACGACGGTTGGTCTTCAGAAGAAGTATATGATGAATTATTTAAAAATGCTAAAAAAATTGATATAAGCAAATTAGGAAAATTATTAGACGACCACATTGATTGGGAAAAAGGTCCTGAAAGTGGAGCAGGTAAAAAAGATAAAGATAAAAATGGTAAAAGTCAACAACCTGTTTTAAGCAAAGAAGAACAAGAAAAAATTAAAAATGAAATTAAAGAAGGCATAATGCAATCTGCACAGGCGGCTGGCCCAGATAATTTACCTGAAGAAGTTAAAAGAATGATTAAACAGTTTACTAATCCTAAAATGGATTGGAAACAAGTATTACAACAACAAATACAAAGTGTTATAAGAAATGACTATACTTTTGCTAGACCTTCTAGAAAGGCTTGGCATTCAGGTATAATTTTACCTGCAACAGACTATCAAAAAACAATAGATATTTGTGTAGCAATAGACACATCAGGTTCTATTGAAGAAAGACAATTAAAAGATTTCTTAGGAGAAATTCAAAACATTATGGATCAATATCAAGATTATAATATTAAAATTTGGTCTTTTGATACTAAAGTTTATAATGAACAAGATTTTACTGCTAATGATAATAGTTTAGAAGACTATGATGCTAAAGGTGGCGGTGGAACAGACTTTATGGCAAATTGGAGACATATGAAAGACAATGACATTGTTCCTAAAAAATTAATAGTATTTACAGATGGTTATCCTTGGGATGATTGGGGAGATCCTGATTATTGCGATACAATATGGATTCTTCATGAACATCATGATAAAAATAAAGAAGCACCTTTTGGTATTACATCTCATTACGACGCATAATGTTTCCAAAAACCAATATACCAAATCCATTAAACTTTTTAGACGCTAGAAAATTTACCAAAAAACCAAAAGGTCTGGTATTTCAAGAGTTACCTGAGAAAGGTCACGAGTATCTAAAAATTGTTGAAAATTGGATTGTGGATAATCTAAAAAGCAGATATTATATTGGTAATCACATTAAGATTGATAAGTCAGATCAAGTTGTTCATTCTATTTTGGTAGGATTTGAAGATCCAAAAGAGATGAGCATATTCAATTTGAGTTGCCCTCACTTCCCTAAACATTAAATATCTTCGTATACAAATAAAACAATACGGAGAGACATATTAATATGACTGAACAAGCAAAAACAGATGCGGCAAAACAAACAACCGCACCAGCAGGAGCAGGTACCGTTGGTCCAAAAGGTCCAGCAGGACAACCTGGTGCTTCTGCAGATTTGACTGTCCAAGATTTAGGGATTATCAAATCTATTATAGATGCGGCTTGCCAAAGAGGAGCATTCAAGGCAAATGAAATGCAGGCTGTTGGCGCCACATTTAATAAGTTAGAGTCTTTTTTACAAGTAGTCCAAGCACAACAAAAGGATCTTGAAAAGAAAGGTTCCGATACCGCACCAGCTAAACCGGCTGTTGCAACAGGAGGAAAAAAATAATGGCTGATACAAAACACGTTGGCAGACTTAAAGGGTCAGGCAATAAAATTGTAGTAGTTTACAGAACATTGCCAGGCGATTCAAAATCAGCATTGGTAATTGAAACGGCAAAATTAGCTGAGGCTGATCACGATTCATTAATGAAAGCAGTTGAATCTAACGAAGGTCAAACTGCGTTTGAACTTTATGAAGTTTTAAACAGAACAAGAACTCCTAGTGGAGATGTTATGTTGGCTAAATTTCATAAATTCGCAAATATGCAAAGTGTGCCTACAAGCGAAATAGAAATGACTCCAAATCCTACAACATCTGTAGCATTGGATGAGTTAAACAAAATTATTGCTAATCAAAGAGGTGTATCTATAGACGAATTATCTGTTAAAGAAGGTGTTACAAGTAATGTAGCAACACCAACGGCAAACGTAATGACAGATGATCAAATTGCTTCAAAAATGAGAAGTGATGCTGACAGATTATATAAAGAAGCGGCTAGATTAAGAAAAGAAGCTGAAGCTTTATCGCCTAAGAAAAGCAAGACCGAAAAAGCAGAATAGAACTATGTCTGTTATGGTCAAGTTTAACAAAAAGAAACTACCCAAGGAAGTTGTGGCCCATTGGCCTGAAGTTTTTTCTGATTTAGATGTACAAACTATACCTATACAATATCTAATAGGTATAAAGGTAATGTTTAAAGACGGTAAAAATTGGGATATTAGGCTTAAACCTAGTAGAAAAAATTTCACCCATGCTGACTTAGAAAACACCTTACAGGACATATTTAGAACCTATGCAGGGGCCATAAAAAATGTGGATTTTAGTCTAGATACGCAAAAGATTAAAAAAGACATCCAAAAACGCACCCATAAGTTCATAAAGAAGAACAAATAACAAAGTCCTGTAATACCGTACCTATGATAAATATCATAAATACTGTTACAAACATAGGTATATTAAGGAGTAGCATTTAAAATGGCTTTTCAAGTACGAAGAGGAACAGACGCTCAAAGAGGAGGTATTACTCCCGCTGAAGGTGAATTAATCTATACTACAGATACTAAAAAACTGTATGTAGGAGATGCTTCAACAGTAGGTGGTAATGCAGTAGATACTACTGTTGCATCGCAGTACAATAACGTTGCGGCAGACTTCATCCCAGATACAACTAACACTAGAGATATAGGTACAGCCGCTAAATTATGGAAAGAAATTTTCGGCGTAAAATTTAATGACGGTACAGCTTCTATAACAGGTGGAGTTGGTACTGGTTTTTCTTCTATATCATCTACAGCATTAGTTGGAAATTTAACTGGAAACGTAAGTGGTGATTTGACTGGTAATAGTGCTGGTACACATACTGGTGCAGTTATTGGTAACGTTACAGGTGCAGTAACCGGTGATATACATGGTTCTGTATTTGCTAATGATAGTACTTTAAGAATAGATGGTAATAACAATATTATTACTAACGGTGACATTGTATTCAACCAAAATGCACTTGAATTAATTAACAATCAAACAGTATTAAAAGTAAGCAGAACTGATTCTGCAACAGGTATTGGAATAGAACAGTACAGTCCTGTTACAACTTTACCAGCTTATAAAATTTTTACAGCTGGAGTTAATGGTACAACTTCAAATTCAATTGAATATCACTCTTCAAGAAATTCTTTATTATCTCCACAAGTAGTACAAAAAGGAGATATATTATTCACTAATCTTGCAAATGGTCACGATGGTACTGCTTATAGACGATCTGCTTATATATCATTTGCAGTAGAATCTGATGCAAATGCTACTGTAGGTGCTGGACAAGTTCCAGGTAAAATTGTAATGGTTACTACACCAGACAATGGTTCTACAGAAAAAATATTAGCATTTGATTACTTAGGTAGATTAGGAATTAACAAAGAAAATCCAACTGGTCCTGCTGGTACATTAGATGTAGATGGTCCAGTTCAACTTAAAGTATATGCCGACAACGCCGCAAGAGATGCCGCAATAGCAACACCGGCGGCTGGTATGGTAGTGTTTAATACAACAGGTACAAAATTCCAAGGGTACACTGGCGCAAGTTGGGTCGATTTAAATTAATAATCTAAAATGAAAATCCGAATAACGGGCCACTCAAAAGGGCTTGGTAAGAAATTATACGTCTATTATAAATCAAAAAATCACAATGTTAAGGGATTTGATTCAGGATATGATTACGAAAAAATTGTAAAAGAATCCGAAGGTTGTGATTTGTTTATAAACAATGCTAATCCTAATCCTCATTTACAACTAAATCTTTTAAAAGATTTGCACACTAAAGTTAAAAAAATGATAGTATGTGGATCAGTTATTACTGATAATGACGATGATACCCCAGATCCAGAATATGCTTTTCAAAAAAAATTATTAGAAAAAGAATTTTTAATACTAGCATCAAAGAAAATGCCCGATAATGCAGATTTGTTATTATTAAAAATTAGTAGTAGTTCTTATAAAGATAGTGAAACAATTTTAAAAACAATTGATTTTTGGATTAAAAGTCCTACGGTAATATCTATAACTTATAATGTTACAGATTAACTAGGTCAGATTGTTTAATTTTATAATCATCCCAACTTTTATACGTCCATTCAGCTACTTTATAATCCACAGTTTCTGGTTTAAACATATAACGTTCAGGTACAGTATCAAATAACGGTTTTCCATTATTAACGTTAGCATCACGCAACATTATTTGATGTAAAAAGTTAGTTACAGGTTTTAATGGAACAAAATTACACCAAGGACCACACATTAATTGTTCCATATCTATAGTTTTAGGATCACTCCATTGAATAATTCTATGACTAATACCATTAATATTAACCATGTAATGATATAAATTATCATCAGCAGGTTTCTTTTCCCAACTCCAACCTTTTTTATCACAAATACTTTTAATAAGTTTTACGTGGTCACTTAAAAAGAATCTTGGTTCATCAGGACTTCTACCTATATCCGAACCAGCTCTAATTCTATATTGCCAACTTTTATATCCTAAACTTTGAATTTCTTCTAATACATCTTCCATTTGATCCAAACTTCCTAATGTATAACCTGTATAATAAACAAATATACCTTCTGCAATACAATTATCAATACCTTCTAATTGTTTTCTATGTACTGTTTTGCCTTGATAACTAGGATGATTTAATCCTATCATAACCATTCGAGCACCTGCTTTTGCAATTCTTTTAACCCAAGCTCTATCAGAAAGTTTAACACCATTAGTTAAAATACAAACATCTTGATGTCCTCTATCTAAGTCTTTTATTTGTTTACAAATAGCTTCAACTAATTCTGGTAAATCTTTACGTACTGTAGGTTCTGCACCTGCAAGTATTATAGCACCTGCTTCAGGATGTACATTTTCTTCTATTTGTTTTAAAATTGAATCAATAGACCTATCTACTACTTTATTATCCGGCTCGTGATAACAATGAGGACAATTTAAATTACAACGATCGGTTACTTCTATCATGATACCTTGTGGTATACTATACCCTTCTCTATCATATTCTAAACTGTTGTAAAATTCAACGTCATGCTCTACCATATACTCCATACGACCGTGTTCAGGGCACGTTTTAATAAGATAAACTGCATTATTTTTAGTAATACGTTCAGCTGGTATATGTTTATAGCAAATATGACATAAACTTAATGTCTTTGTATCGTTCATATAATTATTTATAGATACTTATTGCTTGGTCAATAAAGTCATCAGGATAGTTATTACGAAAACTCTCAAAGCATAATAATTGAGCTTTATCAAAGGATACAGGAGAATTAACATCTATATTCATAGCTTTCATTTGTTCATACACTATTACTTTTCTGTCATTTGATATATGACTTAAATGATCTCTAACAGTGATTTTAGGTTCATGAGCCATATAACTAAAAAAATAATTAATAGATTTAAGTCTACCTTCTACTACAAAATAACTGCTAGGATGAAGACTATATTTGTACATACCTATATCTTTATGTGCTTGAATTATTTCTAACATCTGTTCTTTCCAATTAGGCAATACATCTTCATATGTTTTATTATGGCTTTGTTCCCAAAAATCTACACCTTCTATACCTAAATGTATTTTTTTATTTGCATAATCTATATCAAGTATTGCTGGTATATGTTGGGGGTACTTACTATGCATTTTTAATAACATATTTGTTTCTCTCAACCATTTTTCATTCATTAATTCTGTATCCATTACTTGATTATGTCCATTATGATAAAATGTATCATTAAAAAACCATTGTACAAATTCAGTTTTATTTCTGTTTATTAAACTAGTGTAAACTAAATTATTTCTACATTGACCTTTTCCAGGAACGTTGTTATAATAATATTGGTAATCAGTATTAATCATTATATCTCCATAATCTTTGTTTGTATAATTGAGATAAAAATACTCTTGGATTTAAACGCCAAATACTTTGTGGAGTATTTCTATAATTTAAATCTTTAACATATTCTAAACAACCAGATTTTGCTAACATAGGTGCCCATATTTTATGTACTAATTTTTGTGAACCTTCTTCATTTTCATTCGTTGTTATATAAAGTTTTTTATTATCTAATGAATATCCCCCATAAGGTTTACCTTGAAGTCCTACCCATTCAATACAAGCAGGCATAAAAAATTGAGGTGTAACACTTTGATGTTCTACAATTTGCTTTTTAGTTCTTACATTATTAATAGGCAATTCATCTGTGAACACGCAAGTTCTTGCTAGTATTCTATAACTGTTTTCTCCCATTTCATCAAAAGAATGTGCGGCAGTAGACCCAACAATTTTATTTTTATATTGTAAAAACCAAACTTGCCATTCACGTTCTTTACTAATAGAATCTATTAATATTTTTTTTGAACTATTATTTGCGAATCCTTTTTGTTTAGCATTTTGGTAAAAGTTAGCTAAATCTAAATGTTCTTCGTAAGATATTATTTTATAATCCATGAATTTTTTCCGGCATCAATATTTAACACTAAATATTGGCATGATTAAAGGAATTGGTGGTCAACCATATATCACTCTTGACGAATATTTAGATATCGAAGGTTTCAAAAAGTTACATCCAGAAATTTGTAAAGGTTTTGCTTTAGCTAGAGAGTATGCCAAAGAAGGAACATGGATGGAACCTGGATTTAACCTTGATGATATGAGTTATACTTTGGATTGGAAACCTATATACAAAGCATTCAAAGAGTATAAAGATTTACCAGAAAATGATCCTATTAAAATTAGTGGTAAAGAATTATTTCCAAAAGATTTTAAAGATTATAAACAAAGAAATTTATTTACAAGATATTTAAAATCGGCCTTAGGAGCAAACGATCCTTACATATACTATTTTCTTTGGGAAGAAGGAAATTGGGACATACGTGATTCACAACGTAAAAAGACTGAAGAGTCTAAATATTTTCCTAATGTTGTAAAATGGGTTGAAAATTTAGTCCAACAAAATATTATTAGTCATATAGGAAGAGTTATATTTTTTCATTGTGAACACGATGGAAAAGCATTTGAACATAGAGATATGTATGCAATACCCGGTGAAACTCAGGACTATAAAGATAATCCAAATGAATTTATTCATGTAAGAAACAACACTAAAAGAGGATTCTATCTATGGGATCCTGAAAAAAGAAGTAAAACATATATCAATTCAAATTCATCTTGGTGGAATGATCAAGATTGGCACGGTGGTGAAACTAGCAAAGAACAAGAATATGGATTGCGAATTGATTGTAAATTTACTGATGAATTCAAAAAGAAACTTAATTTAAATTAAATTCCTTCTTTAAAACTTCTACGATTACTAAAATTCTATAAGAACTAGGTTCAGAACCTTCTATATAAGTATGACCTAATCCTTGATACCATGTTTCATAAGTCATTGTTGGATCAATTGTTAAAACGTGTCCATGATTAAATTCTCTTCGAGACATTCCTACTTTAATTCCACATTTAGTAATGTCTTCAGATGGAATATCAATACTCAATAACATAGAATAACAAGGACCTTGTTGAAAATGATTTGAATGATGCTGTATAGTACGTGGTAAAGCTATTCCATCAGGAGGTAACCCGTCAATTGAAATTTTATATAATCCTTTAAGATTTTTTACTGCATAATCTATACTTTCTTTAAACATATCACTTTCATGATATCCTTTTTGCAATTCACCATTAAAATATAAATCTTTACTATACGTATCATCATCACCTACTTTTTCTAAATATTCTTGTAGTACAAAAGGAGCAGGGTTTCTTGTAGATCCTTCTTTTTCTGCTTCTGTTTTTCCTACACCTTCTTTTACAGGAGCTCTAGTTATCTTATCCCAAGAACCAGTTGTAGAATTAGAACCAGTTGTAAAAGCATTATGATAACTGAAATATATTTTTTTTTGAAAGTTTTTTAATTCCCTCCAGGAACTATATTTTGTTGAATCTATAAACATTATATCCTTCTTGCATCTATTGAACTTACGTACATTTTTTCATTAACTATAAAATCAAATATTCTTATAATATCATTTGCATTACAACTAGGCTCTCCTGTCCTAGCACCTGTTTTTTCTCCGTAATTAAGAATACGAATTAAAATACTCTTAGGTTGTTCTCCAAATACATCTTTTATACTTAAACTATTATGAATAGCTTCTAAATGCTGTTTATTTTTAAAATATTCCATATCACCATTAACTTCTTTAAGAATTTTTTCATCTAATTTAGTGCCCAACGTACCAAATGAAATAATATTTCCACTTTTATTTACTTCCTTCCATTTAGCATGAACTAAATTAAGAAATTGGCATTGTACACTATTAACAGATGCAAGATTAATAAAATGATCTGCATCTACACTTAATTCTACAACTCTTTTAACTGTATTTAAATCTGTAAGGTCAAATCCAGTTTGTCTAGATACTCCTATTACATCATGGTCCTTTAATAGGTGTTTGTATAAAACAGATCCTATTGGTGATGTATGTCCTGTTAATATAAATTTCATTTATCCCCAAACATTAAAAATATATTTTGAAACTAAACCACAATTAGCGCCGGCGTGCCAAGATTTTCGACTAGGCCATTTATAAACACTACCTTGTTCTTGTTTATATAAACAATGTTCATCCACAATTAAAATATGTCCGTCACTAGGTGGACTAATATGACAATGATACCTATCAAATTCTTTTGTTTCATTTAAAGTTTTTTCATCATCAGTTATATCCCAATGCCATGGAGCAACATCTCCAGGTTTAACCATGCTTATCCATGCATTAGTATACTTTTTCATTCCAACAAAGTCAATAAATTTTTCAACTATGCTTTTATCAAAATTCACTTCGGGCAAATACATATCCCAACTAG